TATCCCTTTGTTCACCACTCGTAATAATACGTGTGGCTGGGTAGAATTGGAGGTAAATCACCATGAATACTGTGAATAAAATCACAACAGACCTAATGTGTTACATAAATCGAGTGTCAATGAAGGAAGGAACAAAGTTTACCAAGCTTATTACTAAGTACCTGGAAAACAATGGACCTGAATGGACTGTTAATAGACTTAAGTCTATTTATACAGCCGCACTTCATCTCAAGAACGATTGTCCTAATAAGGCTATGGATGTGTATAGAGCTAGCTCTATATCATATACCAAAGCTGGTTACCCTAAGGATCCATTATTAGGTGTAATCGTACGTCGATTCGTTGAATCACGGTCTAACCGTGCTATAAAACGGAACGTTGTACCATTAAGGGCATATACTGCAATAGTCAACGACAAGGTTACTTGTAACCAAGTCGAGAAGGCTGTTCAGACAATTAGTGGACCTAGAATTAATTCTAAGTCAACCGATCCCGTTGAGACTATGTGCTCTCAGATCGAAGGTTTGTTATCTCGTAAGAGATTCCCGAACCCGAAGGTGGCTCCGTTTACGGAACTATCGGATTTGAGACCCTTCACAGCTTGTTATAGTCCCCTTATTCCAAAGGGCATTCCTAAAGCAGTACAGGCTTAGCCTTACTTCACATCGTTGTATCCTCTCATCACTACTCCGTATTATCCCTGCATGCTTGGTGATACTATTAGCTCTATTCAGACTACCGATAGCAATGTTGACTTCCACGCTACTATAGGTGGTGTCAGACATGACAAGAAGGATATACCTGGTAAGATTCACATCATACAGGAAGGAGGATGTAAAGGCAGAACTGTGGCCATACCTAATGGTTGGACACAACTTGCTTTTCATCCCCTTCATAGATCACTTTCTGATTATACCGAAAGGTACTTCTCTAAGTGGTCCTGTGTGAAGGATCAGACCAAGGGTATCTTATCTGTGGTTAAACACATGCAAGAAGGTAAGACTTGTCATTCAATTGACTTGTCTGCCGCTACAGATAGGTTCCCTCTAGAGCTTCAGCTTCAAGTACTCAGATCCATTGGCTTGCCAATGTACGCTGATGCACTTGTTGAACTGTGCTCCAAGGAGTGGGACTTCCCCCAAGGTAGGCAATTTGGCGTTAATACTGTAAAGTATAACGTCGGCCAACCTATGGGTCTGTACGGCTCCTTTCCCTTGTTTAACTTGACTCATATCGTTTTCGCGCTTGCGTGTGAACGTTATGTTATCAAGAAACATGGAAAAGGCTCCTTGAGTCGCTTCGAAGACGGTTCTAGCTTCAAAATCATCGGTGATGACTTTGTATGCTCGGACACTAAGCTTGCTAATCAATATTCTCACGCACTTGTTGCTTGTGGTGTTGAAATCTCGCCTAGTAAAACGTTTTCAGGGAAGGTTAATGAGTTTGCAGGGTACCTTGCGGTGCCAAGCAATAATCCCAATGGGGTTCTTGCTTTCAGGCCATATAAATGGCCGACTGAAAACTATATAACCAACCCAATCGACTTTCTTGACAGTGTGGGCATGAATCAAAGGTTATCAAAGAAGTGGCTTGAAAAAGCCGCTTTATACCTGAGAACTGTCCACAAAAGACGACTCGATAAGACTCCAATTGTCCCCATGTCATTAACCCGTGAGGGTGTGACAGGAACATTGAGTACTCCCGAAGTCGCTTCCTTGTTTAATCTTATCATTAGCTTTTCAGCTGATGAATTTAGAGGATCAAACAAGAAAGATTGGTTTTGTAAACTTCCTATGGTAGAGGAATCTGCTTATGGACGTCCATCACTGGGTCGTTCCCTTGGAAAGACCGGTTTAACTCCTTCTCCGCTTGCGGAGGAGAGGTCACCGGAAATTCCAAAGTATGAGCCAACGAGACGCTTTAATCAAGATCCTTTGGTTAAGGAGGAAAAGAGGTACCATAACTCTCTTCCTGTAATCGATCCATCTTTTGATGAATTGTTTACAAGTCGCGTTCGGAGTGTTGATTCAAGTCAATTGAACCAAGGAACTCATGGAAAAGTTAAGCGTAAGCCTAACCAACCAACATGACACACACATTTATGTGAGCCACATTTGAATGCTAGCAATAGCATTCCGGGAAACCCC